GATGTTTTAAGCGATTCAGCGAGCTGGGTTATGGGGATCGTTATTGGTATTCTCGGAAAAATCAGTTATGAAATATACATGAAAAGAGCATTGTCGATTATTCAATGGATCGCCGTTATAGGGCTATCTGTTTTTTGCGGTTATCAAACCGCGATTTATTGCCAGATAAACGGGCACGAATCGGAGTCTACCTGGGCCGTTCCGATGGCGACTCTAATGGGCGAGAAGATTTTTATTTATGTAATGAGTAATTACAAAAGAATTCTAACCGGGGTTCTAGGTTTTTTCATGCCGAAAAAATGAGCAAAAAAAAGGGAAATAAAAAACCTTTGGGCGAGCGTTTACGGGGCTCAAAATTCGGCTTATTTGTTCGCGATAAGGTGAAACCCGTCGCGGGCGATATTCTCGAAATTGCGGGCGATATTACAGGAATTCAGGCGCTCGAAACCGTCGGAGCCTTTTTAAATGGTCAAAAGCATAAGAGCGACGAACATTCGGCGTTAAATATCGAGTTCGAAAAAATGCGGTTGGATTTTGAGCTCGAGATGACGCGGCTCGATCTTCAAACGGATCTCGAGTATTACAAAACCGAAGTAAGCGATCGAGATTCCGCCCGGGTTCGGGAGGCGGCGTTTTTAAATGCAACCGGGAAACGCGATTGGCTTTTTGGGGCAGTTGTTATAATCGGCCTCTCGTTAACGGTCGGCGTTGTTCTCTCGTTAATTTTTGTCGTGATTCCTGTCGAAAATCAACGGTTGGCCGATATGACTTTTGGAAGTGTTCTATCGATCGGAACCTCCATTTTTGCGTATTACGTCGGAAGCTCTCGAGGCTCTAGAATAAAGGACGAAAAATTATATTTACATGGCGAGCCGAAAAATTGAAGATTGCGAGGAAATTTTACAGCGTTGTTGGCGCGATGCCTCCAACTCATTCGCCTATTTTAACGCGAGCGATCCTCAGCCGTTTATTACTTGCACATACCGTTCGAACGCCGAGCAATTAAAATTGTATGCGAAAGGCCGAACGGAGCCCGGGCCAATAGTTACCCAAATTCGACAGAATGGTAAGCATAATTTGAAGCCCGCAAAGGCTTTCGACATTGCATTTAAAAAAAAGGACGGAACCCTTGACTGGAGCCCCGCCCTTTTTAAAAAGTTTGCCGCCATTGTGGCCCTTCAGTACCCGGAGGTTCAATGGGGCGGTAATTGGCGAACGTTAAAAGATTTGCCACACTTTCAGGTTTAGAACCTGAGGTAAATCTCATTACCCGTTAACTCATAAAGCTCATCGCTTATTTGCCGTTGGCGCCTCGCGTCATTCGACTTATTACTATATAACAATTCGTGGCGTTCCTTTCGTAATTTACAGATTTTGATTACTTGAGTAAAGTCGTAAATAAATGGCTTCATAACTCTCGGTTTAAAAGGTTTTGCGCTAGGTGCCGGGCCTGTTTAATGCCGTTTAAATAGTTCCGAAGCCCGTCGCTCATGTTTACGTTTTGTTCTTTATAAGCTCCTAGAATGGAGTCGAGTTGTTCGACTAGCTCAAAAAGGGAGTCCGTCGTTGTCGGCGTTTTCATTCTTTTCTGGCTTTGGAGTTAAATCGATTTCCTCAACTTTTAGGCTCAGGAATTTTTTTCCGTTTTTACTTTCTTTTACCCAGCCGACAACGTTTAACGTTTGGTTGCGCCATTTAAGCGAGCCGCGGTAATCCGGTTGGTTTGGTTGGGTTTTTTTCTCGTTTTTAAATAGGGATCCCTGTCCCTCTTTTTGTTCGAACGTGTTCATGTTATTTGGATTTTAAATTATAAATTTCATCGTTTGTAAGTTCGTAAAGCTCGGCCAAAATTGCCCACATTCTCGCGTTATCTTGCATGCTGGGCCGGAGCGATCGCCGGACGGTTAAAATAAACAGCTCTTTTTTAAGCGCGTTTATGTATTCTGTTTCCATTGGCGAACCTTTTGTTTGTAGTGTTCGGTTAATCGTTTAATTTCCTCGAGCGAAAGTTTTAACGGCTCATGACGGACGGCCATTAGTTTGGAGGCGCGTTCGAACCCTATTCGCTCCGTTAACCTGGGGGCGTATTCGAGTAAATTTCCGTGTTTATGTTGGTTACATTCGACACATTGGCCGTGAACGTTATCCTCGTTAAACCTCAGGTTCGGATAACTACCAACCGAATAAAAATGGCCCGCGTCATATTTAGCCGGGAGCGGTTTCCCGCACGAAATACAGGGCTCTTTTTGATCTCTTAACCGGATAAACTCGTTGAAAACCTTTTGTAGCTCGCGGCGATATTGTGAAACGCTTTTAATCTTTTCGCGCATCGCCTTAATTTCTCGCTTGCTTTTTTTTCGTTCAACGATCCGGCCCCACTCGATTAAACAACTCGGTTTGGTACACGTCGCTTGCAGCGTTGAGTAACTAGGGGTAAAGCTCTCTTTACAGACTCGGCAACGTTTCATACTTTTTGTATTTTTCGTCAATAATCATCGGAACGGCAAAACTCCAATCTATTTTATGATGTAAACGCCGGTTCGTTCGGCCCATCATTACGATCGACGTACAGCTGGGCGCACACATTACGGTGTAAAAACTTTTAACGAACGTTCCTTGCTGTAAATAAATATCCGTTAATCCTCCGCTATTACTCTGCGTTTGAAATTGATCTAATTGAATAAACGGCGTTGTAAAAAAAACGCGGCCCTGACTTCCGAGCCAGACGTATGCGTTAACATCCTCGTTTACTCGGCCCATAAATTTAAACCTGCGTTCCGTACTTAAGAAAAACGAGTTCATTATTTTTCGCTTCGGCTTTTTTCCAAATTGGGCCTCACCTCCGAACCAATCTCCTCCCTGTGAAAAGGCTATACTGTCGATTTTGGTTCGCTTATAAAATTCGAGTGTCGAGTAAATTACGTCACCTAGCGTAAATCGAATGTTCGGGCAGGAATGCGGGTGCCGGAATTTATCGTTTATCCTAAATTTAAAACTAGGGTAATCGTCGTCAAGCATTAGAAAGTATTTTATTTTTAATTTTTCCGCAATATCAAAACACTCGTTTCTAGCGTAAACTACAATGCCTCGATTTTCGTAACGGTCGAAAGTGTCCGTTTTACGCTCCGACTCTTTTTTGTTAAAAATATAAACCTCATCGCCGAATCGCTTAAGGTATTCTGGGCCTTTTTTATCCTCGTCATCAATTATTAACTTAATCGGCCCGTCATAACCAGCTTTCCGTAACGTTTCGTATGTAATAACTCGATCGGCTCGGCCGTGAGTTAATATAAAAACGCAAAAGTTATCCCAGTTTTTCATTTTCTTTTGTATAAAGGTGGGCGATCTCTTCACTATATTGAACGTAACCGTTCGCGATAGCTTTCTCAAAATCGATTACTACTAGAGCCGATCGTTCCATTAGCTTTTGCATTTCCGCGTTTGCGTGCGCGTAATAATCCGCAATAAGCTCATAGTTAAAAACGTTATGACGATAAGCCGCGTCAATTAAAAAACGTTTTTCCTCCTCCGTAACACTCGAGTTTTCAATTTCCCGGATTAAACGGCTAGTTTTAAATTTATCGACTAGCTCAAAAATATGAGGTTTGCGAGCTGAAGGCCGGTAAATCGGTGTTTCGATTTTTGTTGTATAAACGTCGGGATCCTCCGCCGAGAATTCCTCTCCGAACATATTAAATTGTTTCATAATTATTATTAGTTAAATGTGTTTTGTTTCGATTAACTCTTTAAATTTTAGAACGCTTCTTGGTATTTTATAAACTTGCTTCGAGGCCGTTCGCCAATCTTCCGAAACCCGGCCGATTATTTTACAGCTTCCATGTTTCGTGTGAAACAATACGCGGTTAACGTTTACGACGTCAAACGATCCGTCTGAGTTTTTATAGATCCTCATGCCGTTAACGCTATAAAGAAACCAACGAGCCCGCCGAATAACGTTGCCATTATATCGCCGTAACCGAAGCGGTTGGTTTTGTGTTTATCGTAAAATTCTTTGGCTAGAGCCGCCGCGTAAACGCTAATTAAAGCGAACGCCGGGGCTAGTAATAAGGCGCTGAGCGCGTAAATGATAACGCCGTAAACAAAATGGTTGGCTTTATCCTTTTCAAACATGGGTAATTTCATGATTTTAAAATAAAATGTTTAATCGGTTTTTAATAATTGAAAAATACTGAGAATCGATTTCATATCCAACAGAATCAAAACCCAATTTTTTAGCCGCCAATAAAGTCGTTCCGCTTCCCGCGAAAACATCAATAATCGTTTCGTTTTCTTTTGCCGTTGTTAAAATAATTCGTCGAATAACCTCTTCTGGAATTTGGCAAGGGTGAGCGGTCTTTTCGTTGCTTACATTTTTAACTTGTTGAATTTCCCACCAATCGTAAAGTTTGGCGCCCTTTTTCCCCTCATTCATTCGTTTAATTATTCGTTTGTCATTTGGGTTTTTATATGGCTGTTTGACTTTTGAAAAATCGGGTTTACAGCCCCACCATGAAATTAAACGGCTCTGTTTGCCCGTGTTGCTGTTATAAACCCAGGTTACAACTTGTTCGCATTTCGCCTTTATTGCTTTAGGTAAAATGTTTATTGTTTCCTCTGGATAGTGAATGATTACACATGGAACGGGTATTTTGGAAAGAAGCTCAATATATTCGGACTCTTCTAACTTATCATTATAGGAGCTGTAATGATAGTTTTGATTGTATGGAGGATCGGTAATTACTAGCCCTTTTGGTATAAACTCAGCCTCTCGAAAATCCATGTTCGCAATAGATATTGTACTCATAACTCAAAATAATTTTGGGGTTGTACGTTTTGAATGTCGGTGTAATGCATGGTTTCGGGGGTGAAATTTATGTTCACGAAACCCGTTCGCCCGTTGCGGTGTTTAGCGATTATAAACTCTGCGTTGTTAATCCCGGAGTTCTTATCGTAATAATCCTGTCGGTAAAGGAACGAAACAACGTCAGCGTCTTGTTCTAGAGAACCGGAGTCGCGTAAATCGGAAAGCATCGGCCGTTTATCGCTTCGCGTTTCAAGCGATCGCGACAGCTGCGCCAGCGCTATTACCGGCAGATTGTTTTCCTTGGCGATTAACTTAAGGCCCCTGCTAATTGCGGACACTTCTTGCTCTCGGTTCGCCGTTTTAGATTTAGCCGCCGCGATTAGTTGGACGTAATCAATAAAAACGGCCTCGATATGATGTTTTTCTCTTAAAGTTCGAACGCGAGTTTTTAGATCGTAAATACTGAGTGCCGCGTTATCATCGATAAATATCGGAAGCGAGTTTAATTTATCAACAGTTTGATAGTATTTAACTTTTGATTCTCGATCGAGCCGGTGTTTCGCTAGCTGCTCGGCGTTTAACCCGCTAAGTATGGAGGCCATCCGGAAAACGATTTGAACGCGGGACATTTCCAGGCTAAAAAACGCCACTGGTTTTCCTTGTTCGGCGATGTTTAGAAGCACGCTAATAGCAAATGAGGTTTTACCCATTCCGGGACGCGCGGCGATATAAACTAAATCGCTTTTTTGGTGTCCGCCCAGAACGCCATCAATAGCTCGAATTCCGGTTGGAATGCCCGCGACTCCGGTTTTTTCTCTAGCCTCGATACTTTCGGACGTTTCCGGAGTAACCGTCGAAACGTGAGAGCTTTGGCCCTTTAGATTATCGCGAATGAGGTCGGTTAATTCGGCGCTAAACTCGTTGTAGATTTCAAACGGATCCGTTTCCGCCGACAGAGCTAGTTCGGCGATCCTGGTTGCGCTTTTGGCTAGCTCTCTTTTTAAAAACATTTCCGTTAACTGAAGCGCCCAAACCTCGAGATTAGCGGTCGAGCTTACTCTGTTCGTTAATTCGGCGATGTATGCCGGCCCTCCGGCGTTCGTAATTTGTTTTGACTTTCGGAGCGTTTGAACAACCGTTAAAATATCGATCGGAAGGTTATCGCTTTTCAACTTTAATATCGCTTCCATTATAAGCTCATTACGCGGGTCAAAAAACTTTTTAGGTGTTACGCTACCTTCAACGCGGTTAAGTGCTTTAAAGTCCAGCAAAACAGCTCCCAGGATAACTTTCTCCAGCTCCGTATCATTCGGTGGTAAAAAAGTCGTTGAATTCTGTAAGGTTTTGATAAGTTCTCTCATTCGTTAAATTTTGGTATGGTTTTCTGTCGTCTTGCTTCTCGGCCCGTGTTTCGAGCCAGCGCCCGCCTCTCATTTTTTGGCGCCAATTTTTTACCGGTTGGCCTTTAGCATCGTGCCAATTTCCGTCGGTGTAATACTGCCAGGCCTTCGATCCCTGTTCGGCCGTAGATCCCTGCTCGATAAACCAATTTTTTACCTCCTCGAGACTCGGCGCAGACGGATTCTTTTTTTTATTCTCATTTTTATTCTTATTCTCATTCTTATTCTTATTCTTATTAGCTTCGATTTCGCTTTTAATTCGCTTCGGTTTCGCTTCTGTTTCGCTTTCGTTTCGCTTTGACTTCGGTTTACTTCCGTTCTTAAAACGTTGAATGTTAGCGATAATTTGAGGCTCGATAAGAGTGAAAATAGTTTTAGAAAGTCCGGTTAATTCAATTCGATTTTCGTTTAAAGATAGTTCAAAAATAGCTCGATAAACCTCTAGCTGGTTAGCTTCTGGTAACTCCGAAATTGCATCGTAAAACGAGCGGTAAAAAACACAGTAGGTTCTCATAAGTAAAAAGAAATCCCTCCTATTCGCGTAATCGCGAACCCGTGGCCGAACGGCTTAAGGCATTACTGAATAAGAGGGATTTTTAAATTTTGTTTATTAGAGTTCGCGTCGCAATAATACTACATTTCGAGCCACTCGGTTGTTGGCTTTAGAACCTTGTAGCCGTGACTCTTTAACAACGCCGTTGCTTTCTCGAGCTCGTTAACTTCCGGAGCGCTAGCGAGTACAGAGTTATGGTCAATGTTTAATTGCTTTTGCTCCGCTTTAGATTTACGCTGATCGTTGTATTTACGAAAGTCGGAAACGATTTGTTTTGCGGTACATACTACGGACGGAAGCGAATAACGGCCGCGATCGTTTCTAATTAGATGGCCCATAAGTTTCATAACCGAAATAGTAAAACTTAATGTTCCTTTTGGCATTAGAGGGTGAGCCTCTAGACAATCGTTAAACGTCGAATTCGGGTGCTCCCAAAAAAAAGCTTGAATGCTTTCGATTCGTTGTAATCTTACTTTAGAATGTGTCATAATGTTTATATTTTTAAAGTTTAAAATTTCATCCAATTGTGTAAAATAGTAGCCTTATAAGTGTGGGCTCGCTCCATCGCTTCGCATAGAGCGCTCATCTCCTCCGGGTTCGCTAGGATTACGGTATGATGTAAACGCCTATGCTCCGGCTGGCGAGGATCATATGAAGCGAACACCCAAGCCGGAAGGTTAAACGTTAACATGTTTCCCATAATCTGCCAATAGTAATCGGAGTTAACTCGTTTTAAATCTTCGGCGGTTTGAATCTGGGAATGGAGGTAATGATTAACCGAATTCCATGGGCATTTAATTTCACATCCAACCGGGCCGAATTCGGGGTGAATCATAAACGC